CGCACTCATTGCGGCTGGCTCTGTTCTGCTTGTTTTTGGCATTTCTGCTTTTCTTATTCTCTCACATTCAGAGCAAGCAAAAGAGATCGTGGAATTGGCTAATCTTGTCGTACTTTTCTTTGGAGCTTTAGTAACAACTCTTATTACAGGACAGGCTTGTTTAGATTGGAAAGCAGTATCTGCTCTTCAGCATATAGATGTAGATCAAAAGGTTGATTCTAATGCGGAAGCACCAGAGGTTCAAATAAACTCAAGGTCTTATAAATCAAAGTATTACGAACATGACGGCATACTTTCGTAACAAAGTAATACCTTTCCTTTGGGAATGGGAAGGAACTGTATTTGAGAATAATCCAGATGATCCGGGTGGAGCCACAAAATATGGGATAGATCAGCGATCCCACCCTAATGTTAACATCAAGAATCTTACTGCTGAAGAAGCTACAGACATCTATTGGCAAGAATGGGTCAAGGATGGATGCGAACATTTACCAGCACCACTAGATTGGTTGTTTTTTGATGCGGCTGTAAACTGTGGATTGGGTAGAGCGCAACAATTTTTGAATGCCTCTGCTAGAGATCCAAAGAAATTCCAACAAGAGAGAAGCGATTTTTATACAAGACTAGCGGAGCAAAAGCCAAGACTAGCCAAATTCAAAAAAGGATGGTTGGCAAGAGTAAATGACTTGAGTAAAGTTGCTGGCGTAGTATAAGATATAGCCCAAATGCAATTTCCCCAATCACAATGTTGCAATACTGCAACTTATCAAGACAATTGTTTTACTGGTTGTGGTCAGACTATGCCCATTGTTCCGGGGACAAATCCTGCTCTCCAGACATGGAATGGGCAAAACTTTGTTGTGGCTGATGGATCTAATATAAATCCAATCTCTCTTCCTTTTATTCAGCAAACTACCAAAGCCAATATTCAATTTGTTGTTGGTATAACAGCACAAGGGACACTTGTATTGGTTCCTGTATCTTCATTTGCTTGATATGCCTTGTTTTAACACAGTTCCAATCAGCATCATCCCTCCTGTATCACAGGGAGTTGCTCCAATTCTTTGGCAAAATGGCAATCAGATTACTCGTCTGAATATTCCACTCAATCCATCTTTCTTGGTCTATGATGGAACAATAACTAGGTGGGGAGATGGATCTTCTACATCACCTGTTTATTTGCCAAATATCCAAGAAGTAAATGGGCCTACATTAACATATCTTGCTGGTATAACTTCTACTGGACAGCTTGTTAAAACCCTTGGAATCTCTGGTACTGCACTTATTGGAGGTGCGGCTGGAGAAGTTGTTTATCAAACAGGCCCAAGTGCAACAGGGTTTACTGCTGTTGGAACGACGGGTCAATTGCTCTCTAGTAACGGAGCATCCACACCAACTTGGCTTAATCAATCTTCATTATCTGTTGGAAATGCTACCAATGCTATTAATGCTACTAATGCAACTAATGCTACAACAGCAGTAAATTTTAGCGGGTCTTTATCTGGCGATGTTACAGGGACGCAATTGGTAACTTCTGTCGTAAAAGTTAATGGAGCATCTATTCCATCTAGCAAAACAATTGTTGGAACTAATGGAAGTGGTCAAATTATTGACGCAAGTGCATCAACTGCAACTGTTGCATTAAATACTACTGGAAATGCTACAACTTCTACTTCTTCTTCATCTGCTATTTCTGGATCTATACTTGCTTTAACAACTGCAAAAGCGTGGGTGAATTTTAATGGTACTGGAACCATCGGTCAACCGCAGACAATCCGATCCTCCTACAACGTCTCGTCGATCACGAAGAACGGCACAGGCGATTACACGGTAAACTTTGCAACGGCTATGGCAGATGCAAATTATAGTGTTTGTGTAGGTGCTGGAAACGGGGTTAGTGGAACTGTTGCCTCAACAATTACAACCGCTGGAGCAACACCCACAACTTCGGGATTTCGGATTGGTTTTGGCAACAATGGATTCTCATATACTGATCCTGTGTATGCATTTGCACAAGTCTTTGGAAACTAATCACAATGCCATTCATCATCTACCCACAAGCCGACAATAAGTTGGCAGTCATCATCCCAACTGGTGATTACAAGGACGCTATCAAGGACGTTCCAGAAGGCATTGAGTATGCTGTTGTAAACGATCTAGGCAATCTTGACGATGAATATTTCAATGCCTTTGAATACCAAAACATGAGTATTTTCTGTAACATTGAAAAAACCAAAAAAATCCACCTTGATAAATTTAGGGTAGCCAGAAAGCCATTACTAGAATCACTTGATGTCCAATACATGAAAGCATTGGAATCCAATGACTCTGTAAAAGCCGCAGAAGTTGCAACAAAAAAACAAGAGTTGAGAGATGTTACCAAAACTCCACTACCAGATACTTTAGAAGAAATTAAAGCAGTTTGGCCTTCTGTCTTGACCTAAAATAATAATTAACTTATAAACCAACAAATCTATGTCTTGCGGATGTAACAATAACGGATGGGGAGGATGCGGTTGCCAAGGAACCGTTCAATACGCACCTCCTGCGTGTAACCCTAATTTCCCTACAACTTGCACATCTTTAGGTACAGGAACAATTGTTCGTGTGGTTGGAGAGGATTCTAGCTCTTGTAAATACACAGTTCCTACGCTGGCCTCCAATAGCGTCCTGTTCTACAATGCTTCTACGGCAATATTGAGTTGGGCTGATGGATCTGTTGGTATGCCTATTTTCCTTGGAAATGGGTCTGGTCAAGCAACGGCCTCTTCTAGCGTTCAACTCCAAGCAACTACTCCTACGGGACAGCTTGTTACTTTTAAGCCTACTACTTCTACAGAAACGCAATTCCCTGTAGTAACCCCTAGCGGAACAACGACAAATTGGGGAACGGTTGAAAGCATTATTCCTAGCCAAGGACTTGTTTATAAAACAGGAGCAAGTGCAGATGGTTCTCTTGCCGCAAATACGGTATATCAACTTACTGGAAACTCTCAACAATTAGTTGGTTTTGATAGTTATGGAAATCCAACCGCTGTAACTGGATCTACATTTGCTGGATCTATTCCATCTGGCGCAGTTCTTCCTTTTGCCTATAATGTTACATCTGGAAATATTCCCGCTGGATGGTTGCTTTGTGATGGATCTATTTATACGGTTACAGCATATCCAACACTAGGAGCATTGCTTGCAAATACTTATGGTGGAAGCACAGGAACATTTGCAGTTCCTAATCTTAAAGGTCTTTTTATTCGTGGTGCTGGAACTCAAACATCTGGTGGTATAACATATACAGCAGGATCTATTGGAACTATTCAACAAGATTCATTCCAAGGACATTATCACACAACAAATGCTGGAATAGTTGGAACAAATGGCCCATCTGGAAGTGGAGTTCCATATTATAGTAATGGAACCGCAACTGCTGGAAATGCAACAACAGATGGCACTAATGGAACACCAAGAACAGCAGGGGAAACTCGTCCTGTTAATTTGGCAATGGTTTATTGCATTAAGATTTGATCTTTCATGGCAAATGATACAAGGGTCTATGATGGAACAATTGCTACAATCGCTATGGATGCCGAAACGCATCCGAGTGTATTGCCAGCAACATATGTTTCGTCTTGTGTAAATCGTTCATTCCGACAAGGGGTAAACGCTACACGACCACCATTTGCGGATCTTCAGATTAATCTTGCTTACGGTTATCCAGATTCAGCATTAAAAGATTTCCAAACTGGAAATTTCCAAGGCGCATATCAATATAAAGCTATCTCTTCTGGTTCTGTAGATGGGATTATCTGTTCTGTAGCAGGAACAATATATTTCCTTTCTATAGTCAATAATGTTTGCACTCTTTATCCTTTAATTTCAGGAAACGATCCAACTCTAATGCACACTTGGTTTGTGCAAGCAGAAAATTGGGTATATATACAAAACGGATACCAAGATGCGATTGCATGGGATGGAAACATTTCTGGAGTACCAACAAATCTTCAAGCACAAGGAGATGGTAATACTAATATTAATCTAACTTGGACAAATAATTCCGCTGGATCAACAGGAACAGAAATACAAGTTCAATTTGGTGGTAATATTTTCCAAACAATTGCAATTATTCCAGCAGGTCAAGTTTCTTATACATATGTTGCATCTTCAACAACTACTTCTTATTCATTTAAAGTAAGATCATTATTTCCAGATGGTTCTGCAACTCCTTGGTCAAACATTGCTACAACAACTGCTTTAACAACAACTCCAACAGCAGAAGATCCTAATCATATATATAGGTTAAATCCTGCGGCACAACAAATGCCAATTGGTACAATAATGGCATATGCCTATGGAAGGGTTGCGGTCAGTACAGCACAGAACAATATATACGTTTCTGACATTATATACGGAAATGGTTTTACAACGACTTCCAATACGCAAAATTTTACGGAACAAACATATTGGGCTGAAGGAGGTTCATTTACTCCTCCTGCAAATTTAGGTTTGATTACTGGAATGAGGGTTATGCCATCTCTGAACATTAATGTCAGAGGCCAGGGCGAACTAGTTATATTCTGTGAGAATGGATCATTTACCTTGGATCTGTCGCAAGATCGAACAACGTGGCAAACCAACAATATTCAAAAAGTATCATTGATTGGAAGAGGATGCCGATCCCCTTGGAGTATTACAGGAGTAAACAATGATGTATATTTCCGTTCTGATGATGGATGGGCATTCTATAACAACGCTCAAGTAGATTTCTACCAAGCTCTTTCTTTTAAAAAAGTCTCAAGAGAAGTTCAACCTTGGGTAAACTATGATACTCCTTGGTTGAGGCAGTTTGAAAGTGCCATGTTTTTTGACAACAGATTGATTGCTACTGTTTCTCCATTTACGGTTGCAAATAAAAATCCTTCATATGGATTACATCGTCCTAGTAGGGCAATGATTGTTCTAGATGTAGAACAGCCAAGCAGAGTAGAGGCTGATGCCGCAATGCCTACACGTTGGAATGGATTGTGGGAAGGCCCACAACCCACACAACTCCTGACTGCTCAAATTAATGGCGTTCAGCGTGGATTTGCTTTCTCGTTTGATGCTGATGGTGTAAACCGCTTATACGAACTTCAGAACAGTAGCGTATTGGCTACAGGAGTTGATGATTATTCACAAGTATATGGAAGTGTACCGATCAGATCATTCTTCATTACCAAGCGTTTTGACTTTACCCCAAATGAAGGAGCATCAAAGTTTGTTCGTAAACAACTTGTGGGTGGAGAAATGTGGGTTTCAAATCTGAAAGAACAAATAACTGCAAGCTGTGATTTTCGTCCAGATTCGTATGCTTGTTTTAACACCCTATTAGACCCGATTAAAATAGGAATAAACGAATGCACTCCAATTGCAAGTAATTGCACACCAATTGTTTCTCAACCTCGGTATCAACAGATACGATTCCCTTCACCAGATATTGACAAGTGTGAATCATTCAATGAGATACCGTTGCAAGAAGGATCAGAGTTCCAAGTAAAGATCAATCTAGAAGGAGCCTGTATTGTAGATAGAGTTAGATTGGCAGTTATCTTTAATGACAAAATTGATCTCCCGCAGGGATATTGCCC